CAGCCTAAGCCCAAACAAGAGCCAGAGGTTAAACCCGAGCCATCCCAGCCCGCAGCAGAAGGCGAATACGACCCGATGCATGATGCTATCGAGGAGCTGAAGCGGGAGAACGACCGACTGACCCTGCAAGCGGCCATGTCCGCATCAGAGATACCAGAAGACGAAAAGATATCTCTGCAAAAGCTATACGAAACCACCAAGGAAGAGCTGCGTATTTGCCTGATCGAGCTGGAGGCGGTGAAGAAGTCTCGGGATATGTATATGACCGAGAACGGCGAGCTGAAGAAACAGGTCAAGTCAATGATGGCTCGAATGAAAAAGATGCAAGGAGCAGCCCATGCCTAAGCACAAAGGCCCATTGGTCAGCATCATGATGCCCAGCTACCAGCACGTTGGCTACATCAAGTGGGCAATAGATAGCGTCAAAGCGCAAACCCATACCAACTGGGAGCTTTTGATTTGCGATGACGCCTCGAATGACGGCAGTCCAGAGCTGTTGTCGGTTCTTGGCAAGACAGACAAGCGCATCAAAGTCTTTAACAACAAGCAAAACCTTGGTATCAAGCACGTCCGAAGGATGTTGGCTTCTGTGGCTGAGGGTGAATTCCTTTGCCACTTAGACAGCGATGATATGTTGGAGCGCTGGGCGATAGAGGAAATGCTGCTGGAGTTTGAAAAGTATCCAGAGGTTAAGCTGATTTTTTCGGACATGGTTCAGGTCGGTCGGTTCAATGCGGTGGAGATATACAAGGCCAACAAGGACTTTGATTCGGCCAAGTTGCATGAACATGGCTGGCGGCATTTTGGGATGTATCGCACCGATGTGTTTAATCACATATACGGCTTCAATGAGTTATGCCGCAGCGGTTGTGAAGACGGCGACTTCTTTATGCAGATCGCGGAGAAGTTTCCTATTCGCAGACTGCCCAAGGTGCTATACAAATACCGCAGCCACGGCAACAACACCAGCAGCAACAAACCAAAGTGCGAAGAGTGTGAACACAATCCAGACTGCAACTACATTCGCGTGTGGGCTAAGTCTTTGAATTACGATCAACGCACGCTGAAACCCATAGCAACATGACACAGTTAAATCTACGGGATTACCAAGCCAAGGCTCTGGATTCCCTGCGTGAAGGATTTGCTGCAGGCCATAGAACACAGGTGCTTGTCGCCCCCACGGGAGCGGGAAAGACCGAAATGGCTATTGCATTGCTGGAAGCGGCCAGAAAGAAGGGCACAAAGTCGGCCATGATTCTGGATCGCATCGTGCTATGCGACCAGACCAGTCATCGACTGGCAAAGTATGGAATTGACCACGGCGTGATGCAAGCAGGTCATTGGCGGTTCCGTCCCTACGAGAACATCCAGGTTTGCTCGGCTCAAACATTGGAGAAGCGCAAGGCAGCACCAGACTTCCAGCTCATGATTGTGGACGAGTGCCACACAGTCCGGCAGCACACGCTGGACTTCATTAAGAACAATCCACAGGTCAAAGTCATCGGGCTCACGGCTACACCTTTTACCAAGGGGCTCGGCTCTACCTATGAGAACGTAGTCTCACCCATTACCACCAAGGATTTGGTAGATCAGGGCAGTCTGGTTCCGCTGCGGGTGTTCATTGCCAAAGAGATCGACATGACCGGAGCCAAGAAGGTGGCCGGAGAGTGGTCGCAGAAGGAAGCATCAGAGCGCGGCCTCAAGATTGTCGGAGACGTAGTGGCCGAGTGGATAGCTAAGACCCATGAGATATTTGGCAAGCCCGTTAAGACCATCATCTTTTCTTCCGGCGTAGACCATGCAACGTCACTAGCCAGAGAGTTTGCAGACAAGGGATACAACTTCATTTCTGTCAGCTACAGGGACAGCGATGAATATAAGAAGGAAGTGATCGAGGACTTTTCCAAGCCGGACACAGAGATCAACGGCCTGATCGCCACAGACATTTTGACCAAGGGCTTTGATTGCGCCGATGTTTTGATCGGCGTATCGGCGCGGCCTTTTAGCAAATCCTTATCATCACACATCCAGCAAATGGGTCGTGTCATGCGTCCCTATCCAGACAAGAAGTTTGCGGTTTGGCTCGACCACAGCGGCAATTACCTGCGCTTCCAAGAGGATTGGGATGAGGTATTCCATAAGGGCGTGTCTGAGTTGGATGATGGCAGGGAGAAGGCCAAGAAAGAGCGCACAGAGAAAGAAAAGAAGGATTCCAAGTGTCCCAAGTGCGGCGGGTTGTGGCCGAGGGGTGCGAATGTTTGTTTCCATTGCGGCTTTGTTCGGGAGAAACAGAACCTTGTCACGGTGTCCCCAGGAAAAATGGAAGAGCTGGGCGCATCGGCTGGGAAGGATGACAAGCAGGCTTTCTGGTCGCAGCTGCAATACAAAGTGCAGTTCCAAGGCTGGTCAGAAGGCCGAGCGGCGCATACCTATAAGGATAAGTTCGGGGTATGGCCGAGGGGTTTGCATAGTATGGTCAAGCCACCAACAATCGAAACAGAAAAGTTTATTAAGTCACGTTTGATTGCTTTCTTAAAAGGTAAAAAGTAATGGATTTCATCCAGTTTGCCAGAGCGCATGGCGTTCTGATTGAGAACCTGCCACCACTTGGAATTTGGAAACGCTACCCGACAGAAGATCACCCGACCAAGCGCAACGGCGCAGTCAAATACATGGGTACATACGGCCACGTTCAGAACCATGCGATGGATACAAGCGTATCAACCTGGAAGCCGGATAGTGTTTCAGAGTTTGACCAGCGCAGAGCGGCAGAGATTCAAGCGCAGATTAACAGGGCGCAGCAACAGACTTTGCGGCAGCAGCAGCAAGCAGGCGAGAAGGCCAACACAATTCTTAAGCAGAGCTTACAGGCGCATCACAAGTATCTGTTTAAGAAGGGTTTTCCCGATGAGACAGGTAATGTTTACACGCAGGACGGTAAGCATTACCTTGTAATACCCATGCGTGTAGATGGTCGGCTGGTTGGTTGCCAGATGATTGACGAGGATGGCGGGAAGAAGTTTCTATTCGGGCAGCAGTCGGCTAATGCAGAGTTTATTTTCACCAATGGCGGGTCGCATTACTTATGCGAGGGGTATGCCACGGCGTTAAGTTTGAAGGCTGCACTTATGGCTCTTAAGCGCAAGTTCACTATTCACGTCTGTTTCAGCGCGGGGAATATGGTGAAGGTGGCGTCACGTTTGGGCAGCGGCATTGTTATTGCGGACAATGACGTGAGCGGGACGGGGGAGCGGGTAGCCAAGCAGATTGGCTGGCGTTACTGGCTGAGTGATAGGGCGGGAGAGGACTTCAATGACTTCGCGTCACGCTTGGGAGTTTTCCGCGCAAGCCAGAAGTTATTGAATGTGATCCGATGAGAACACGGCGGGGCGCACGTTCAGGGCATCGGGCGTCACTTTTTCCATGAGGGCGAGGTTATTGAGAATGTCGAGGCCGAGCTCTGTGGCGTTTACTCCAAAGCCGCAAAAGTCCGACTGGACTGTCACGCAGCCGGACTCATCTTCGATTAGGACAAGGTGGAAAATGGCGGTGGTGGACATTCGGCGTCACTTTTGGCAGTAAATAAAAACGGGTCGATATTAACCGACCCGTCACGTTTTGCTGTCATGGTCGCCAGATTGTGAAGTCAAGAACCATCACGATCACGGCTGCAAGGTATGCGAGCGTCAGGGCGATTTTGTAAGGTGTCCAGGTCATGGGTTCCCCCCTCGAATGTCGCGGATTGCGGCGCGGATAATTAGTGAATGAATGGGACGCATCCAAGGCGAGGGGTGACGCAAACAGCTATAAAGAAATTCGAGCCCTTGGCGTGTTCGTGCCATGTCTCGGCAGGTGTGGTAATACTCGCGCTTAGTCATTGTTGACCCCTTGTCCATTTGGTCGCCTTGTTTGCCTCATGGCGTCCAATATCAATGAGGCGGCGGGCTTCGTTTCGATCGTGGATTTGTTCGGCCTCGATCATGAGGCGCAGAGCCTCGGCGGGCATTTTCCCGCGCCCATAGCGGTATCCAGCGTCAATGTAGGCGTGTTCGGTGTGTTTCATGCCGTCACCTCTTGGTTAAGTTTTTCAATAGTAAACCGCGCTTCGTTTATGGCGGTCTCAATCATGTCTTCAAAATAATCATTACCCGCTCTTATAAAATCTTTCGGGTTCTCATACAAATTACTGCCCAAATAATCTGCGCCGAGTTCTATTCCGGCGCGGTGCGCTGATACCTTGGCCACAAACCATAAGTAAAAGCCTCGATCAATCTTTTCCAAAATGTCTGTCATGTCTTCGGGCGTCATATCGAAACAGTCCCGAGGGTGTTCGTCTTCGGGTGTAATGCTTAAACGAATTTCGAACCCTTCGCGGTTCTCGGTGTGGATGGTTTCGTAATGGTTCATTCTTTCACCTGTAAAAGTTCGGTTCTAATTGTTTCTTGGTCGTAGCTTTCATCTGGTTCCGGCTCAACCGTGAATTGATCGTGAGCGGTCATCTCGGCCTCGGCTTCGCTGTTGGCCATGATTTCGATTGTTTTGGTAATCGTGGCCTGTATGGTTACGGCGTAGAGTTTCATGCTTTCACCTCTGCGTCACGTTCCAAGATATCAACAGCCCATTCAAGCGCGTGAATGTAATCATTCCCATCGTATTTGCGGCAGACATAAGCGAGGGCTTCCCTGATGTTGTCCTCGGTCACGCTGATTTCGCTTTCTGTTTCGGCGAGGTGGTCTTTTATATCGTCAACCGATAGCGTCACCATTTCAAAGAATCCCAGCTTTTTATTAAGCTCAAAGCGTAGGCGGTAAAGTTCTTCCGTTGTCATTTGGTCAAGGTTGAATTGCGTCATTTTTAAGCTCCGTTTTTTGCGATTAAATTAAAGGTTTTCCAATATGCGAGGGCGTTTTTATAGTCGTCCGTTCGCACTTTGTCGGTTAGGTTTCCGGCTGCGTTGTAAAGTTTCACGACCCATAACCCATCGTGATAAACCTTGTCTAAAACAGTCCAGCAGCCGTTTTTTTGGGTTTTGATTTTCATGGCGTCACGTTCCTTTCAATTCTCGGCTGGTCATTTCTAATCCATCCGGCGTCACGCTTTCCACTTGAACCTCAGTCCATGTGCCGGAGTGCAGGTAATCGTTGTCGTTGTCTTGGCGTAACGCTTCCCACGCGATTAGCTCGGCTTGGTTTTCGTCATCAGCCTCCACTTGCGTTTCAAACCAGGTTTCATATTTCATTGCGACTGTGTAAGTTTTCATGGCTCTACCCTTTCGATCAGGTCTTTAATAATGCGTTCAAGGCGGGCGGCGTGGCCTGTCTTGTATGCTGGGTCTGTCTTTGCGTCTTCCACAAAAGGCAGGGCACGACAGAGGGCGTCCAGCAGGTCTGGCGCAGCCGCTATTAGGCGGGCGTTAGCTTCACCCATAGGGGATGAATCACAGATGATGAAACCATCGGCATCGACAATAACGCGATAACCGATCTCTTTTCCTTCGAGGCGGTCATCAATTAACCAAGGGGCGGGCGAGTGTGTCATGGCGTCACTTTCAATAGTTGTTGGCAAGCGTTTTCGTATATCTCGCGGGCGTTATCGTTTAGGTTTTCAACCGATAACATGGGCGAGGGTTTGAAGTAGGTTTGAAGTCGGCAAAGCCTCTCATATTCACGCGACCATTGCCCGCCGTGACAATGGGAGAGCGCGAGATAGTAGGCCTCGCAAATATCGAATCTGTCGAAATAGGTCATGGCGTCACGTTTCAAAATAAATTAAGGGTCGAATCTTTGCGGCCTGGCGGCTTCGGATGCGTCAGCGTGAAGGCTGCGGCCTCGTCTGCTTGTAAGTGGTCAACGTCAGAGCGCAAAATATATGCTTGCTCGTCAATGTCCCAGTAGGAAGAATGAGGCTGCACCTTGAACAGCTTGGCGACTTCGAGGGCTTCGGCTGCGGTTTTCTTTGTGTCACAGATCGGCAAGCCTTGAACGATAATTGTCCAGCTATCGCGGGCGCCTGATAGGAAAACAGGCGGCATTGTGTCGGTGTTGAATTTCATGGCGTTTCCTTTTCTAGTTGTTCGGCGATGCGATTCAAAATTTCGCCATGTGTTGTGTTGCGCGGCAAGATCATCTCGTAGTAGTTGTCACCAATGCGAGCGCAGAAGGTGTAGAGGTCGTCCGTCTGGCCCTCAATGACCATAAATGACTCGCTGTTGTTGCGTCTTTCCCACTTTGCAGGAGGTAACGCTCCCAGCATTTCCCAGAAGCGTTGTTCCGTGATTGGTTTGGGCGCTTCGCCCCTGTTGCGGCTCAGTTCTTCGTAATAATTCATTGTTGTCATGGCGTCCACCTTATTTGTGCCAGCCTGTCATTTGGGGGTATTGCTTCCAGCTTGTCAGGTATCGACTCGCGGGGTAGCTCGGTTTTTTAGCGCAGATATTGACGTATTTCATCTCAGAGCGGTTGTGCGCTGTGCGTTCTATTTGCTCGGCTTGGTCGAGCGTCTCGCACTCAATTACCAGCTTGTTAATCAAGCCCTTCGCCATGCCCCAGCCGGACATAAATTTATCGGTCATCGTCACATAAAACATAATTCATCCTTTCGGTTTGTTACTGTTCGGGCGGTCGCCCCTCAAACCCTGCACGCAGGGCTTGGAGTGCGGGGCGCTTAGAATTCCTCAGCGTAATCCTCCAAAGAGGTTACAAGGCCGTCAAAATCCTCAGAAGGGCCAAGCATGGCGGCGAGGGCGTAAACAGTTTCGCGGGGGTATTCCTCACACAAGCTGTCCAGGTAGGCGCGGCGATTGGCGAAGCCGTTGGCGGTGTAGTCGTTCATTTTCATTTCTCCTTAGTTGCTGAGTAATTGACCTGAGCGGCCTTTGGTCATGGGGTGGTTAAAAATCATGGTCGGGGAATAGTCGGGCGGGAATAGGATCGATTCCGTCCATGTGAAGTGCTGCAAGGTGTCGGGCTTTGCCTCGGGCTCGAATATCCAGCCTCCTGTGCCGTGTTGGTGGCGATAGTCGCGGGCTGCTTGTGCTGTGGGGAATGTGCGGAATGTTTGCATTATTTACTCTCCTTTTTTAGTCCATACGGCGACAACTTTTGTTGTATTGCCCATCAGTCCTGTAATTTCGCACTCTGCGAATTCATTGGTTTCCTCGGTAATATCCCAATGCCCGAAGCGGTAACCTTCTGGGCAGTCATATTGCCTGATGCCATTCTCAAAGCCGTCAAGTTCTACCGATTCCTCATCCTCAAGGCCAGAGCAGTCGCCATTGATTAGGTAGGGCAGGAAGTGCGAGCCTATGTCGTAATTTGTGGTAATGATTTTCATTGGGTGTCCTTTTGGTTGGTTAAATAGTTGCAGCCAGATCGGACAACACAGCTCGCATATCAGCGGGAACAGTTGTCCATGCATATTGGTTGTCGTCATAAGCTCTCATAATTGCCCTTTGAGTGAATAGGTCTAGATCGATAACATCATCAATGGTTAAGCCGTTGGCCTTCACAGTCCCATCGATGTGGCGATCAATGTCTACAAAGTAGATATCGCCGTTGTCCAGCAAAGCAGCTGCTATGCGCTGACCCTTGTCGGTGTAGTAACGACCAGTGTTAAATTTAAGCGTTTTCATGTAAGCCCTTTCGAGTGGTTGTGATGTAACAGGTAGCAAAGCCCACAATGTAACAGGTGATAAATACTTGTCAAGCCCCTAATCAAGCGAATTTACATAACTTTACCTGGCATCCAGTAAAAGGACTGTATAAACGGCGTTGATTGCCCGAAGGGTTGCAGTTCTCCGGCTGTTCCCCCATAATCGCGGGCATGACAACATCACGACTAACAGCGAAGCTGAGCAGAGCGCAAGTGGCCCAGGCTTTCGATCAATTCCCAATAGAGAGAGTGCTAGGGGTAAAGACAGCAAGAGAGCTAACCACTAAACAAAAGACATTTGCTCGTCTAGTAGCAGAGGGGAATACAGGTGCAGAGGCATATCGTCTCGCCTACTCAAAGAACGCCAAGCCAGTAACGGCGGGGAATAATGCTTGTAAGCTGAAGAGGGATACTCGAGTGATAAATGAAGTGGAAGCCTACCGCCTAGCATTAGAGGCTGCGGAACATCGCACCCCTGCGGCTTTGAGACAACTCGTCATCAAAACCCTGGTCGATGTGATGATTGACCCTAGCACGCCACCATCGGCTCGAATCAACGCGGCCAAGGTTGCAGGCCAGATTACCGAAGTGGCTGCATTCACCGAGCGCAAAGAGGTGAGGACGATTACCAGCTCTGAGGATGCCAAGGCCAAGATCATGCAAGAGCTTCGGCGGCTCACCAATGGACAAGCAGTCGATGCGACAATCATCGAGGCCGACTCGCTGCTTGCTGAGCTTGCCGGAATCGACATGGACGCGACCCCACCCGCCCCCGACACACCCCAAACGCAGGAATGAGTCCCACTTGTACCATGCATACTATTCCACACAAATCACCAAGTCCAAAATCGTTTCCACACCAACAACCATCCCAAAAATCAAGCGGTTACTATTACAGGCCCCCGACTATGAAAACCACCCCCTTGTGTTTTGGAATGCAGACCCCCGGGGGGTACCAAAAAAATGGATTGCTGACGGGAACAGAATGTAAAGAAATGTGTACCTCCAAATTGGAGGTTGAAAATAGTGTTATGAATCAAGGGGTTACGAGTGACTGCTGAAATTTTAATCAATCGTTCGATGATTCAGCGTCGGCAGGAGAAGACGTTTGAGGAGTGTATGGAGGTTGGAATGAGTCCTGCTCAGAGTGAGGTGTTTTTGGTTATAGATGAGTTTTGGAAGAGGTATGGATATAGTCCGTCGTTGAGGGATATAGCGTATGCGCGTGGGAAGATGGGGTTGGGGAATACGAAGGCGTTGGTAGATAGGTTGGTGGAGTTGGGGGTTGTGAAGAGGTTGAAGGGTAAGGGCAGGACTGTGCGGCCTGTGTATATCAACTTTAGGAATGTACAGTGAGTATTGAGAAACTGATTGCGGCTTTGCCTGACAATGAGCAGGAAGTGTTCTTTCAGGCGGTGCAGGATTACCGTGAGGCGCGGGATCGGGAGAAGGCGCATGAGTCGTTTATGTCTTATGTAAAGCTGATGTGGCCGGGGTTTGTGCATGGTAGGCACCATGCGGTGATGGCTAAGAAGTTTGAGGACATAGCGAATGGGAAGCTGAAGAGGCTTATCATTAATATGGCTCCTCGGCATACGAAGTCGGAGTTTGCGTCGTTTCTGTTGCCGTCGTGGTTCTTGGGGAAGTACCCGAATAAGAAGATTATTCAAACATCCAATACGGCTGACTTGGCTGTTAACTTTGGGCGCAAGGTGCGTAACTTGGTGGGGAGTGAGCAATACGCTAAAGTATTCCCAGAGGTGAGTCTTAGGCAGGATAGTAAGAGTGCGGGACGGTGGGCGACGAGTAAGAACGGGGAGTATTTCGCTATTGGTGTGGGCGGTACGGTGACGGGTAAGGGCGCGGACTTGCTTATTATTGACGACCCGCATTCAGAACAAGAGGCGGCTTTAGCGGCTGGGAATCCTGAGGTGTTTGATAAGGTGTATGAGTGGTATACATCTGGGCCTCGGCAGCGTCTACAACCAGGTGGTGCGATTGTTGTGGTGATGTGCATGACCGGAGATACGAATGTATTGATGGCGGACGGGACAACACAACAACTTAAAGATATCAAGGTTGGAGATCATGTTGCCACCTTTGATAACGGCAAATTGTCAAAAAGCAAGGTCA